GGTACTACTGGTAGTGGAATGATGAATACTTCGAATGGTAACACACTAAGAGCAGGCTCATATATACTATTCGGTGCTCATAAGGCTGGTTTAGTGTATGGTCAAGATTATTTCTTCGAGGTCTCTGGCGACGATACTATAATATTTGTTAGTCCCATCCATACCTAAAGTCTGATAAATAGTCTGAGGAAGTACGTATATTGTGAAGATAGCATTGACGGATCCGCTAAGCTAGGTTAGATAGCTAAATAGATGGATGTGTATGATTCTTTAGAATAGGCTGATTATCTATCATCACATTTTCTAATTAATGAGAGGGGTTCAGTAAAACAAATACGTAGCTTGCAACGCTTACTACAGTTGATATAGTACACGAGAAGTGTTACACCCATCAGTCTACCAAAAATAAACAGGCAGATAGCTCTCTTTCTATATGCTGACATCTCAGAGCTTTAATCATGGATGGGCAATGTACTATTTCTCCGAGCTATCTATGATATATTACGTTGCGCATTTGTATCAGCTAGTGAGAGATATATCTAATCGAAAGAATGCGTTGGGAACACACTTCCTTAAGTCTTTGAGATAGCAAAACACTCCAGTTACGCAGTGTATAAGATGTTTATGCTAACCGTTAATGTCTCACATGACAAAAACTTCCACCAATACACTTAAAGTTGGTAGGGTATTTTTACCAAACATATTTCTCCAGAAGTCGCTATGGAAACCGCTCATAGAGAAATTTTAGAACAGTACCTACCAGATAATCACATGTATATCGACCGAGCAGATGACAATTATGAGGATTTTAACGATGCTATGAACCGACATCTACTTCAAAGATATAATATAGATAGTTAAGTACGTTAAGATTTCTATGACCAATTGACCACGATAATGAAGAAATATTATCTGGATAGTTCTAATGAGTTTTATAATTACTGGCATAAAGACGGTTTAGTTAAGGAAGAGGTTTATTATAGTTAGGAAAGGCCTTTAAACTTCACACTACAACATTAGTTCATTGATTTGATTCATGGAGTGAATTACACAAACTTTTAGAAGAGCCACTACTTAAATTATAAAATACAAACAGTGAGGAGTAAGAAGCTGAAGTTGAAGAAGTTTATGTAATTTAAGTAAAGAATAGTGTGGGACCAGAGCATGAAGGTCCCTTCACTATCTGATGATGATCATTGAATGTCCTAGTTGCCTTACGTAGCA